GGGCGTTCCCGAAGCCCATAACACGGTCGCCCATGTTACCGTTCTCACTGGGTTATCCTGCGTTAAAAACAAAACAAAGCTCTTGCCAGCAACCGCCGTAGGCATTGTGATTGTTGCGTTGCCGCCAGAAATAGTGAATGCCTGCACCGTTCCATTGGCTAAGTTAATTGTGACGGACGTGCCTGCCGTGTTTGTAAAAAACGTCTCAACATAATTCGTAACCGTCGGGTTGGTCAGCGTCTTGTTGGTAAACGTCTCCGTCCCAGCTAAAGTCGCAAGAGTTCCCGCACCAGTCGGGATTGTGACAGTTCCACCATTAGAGATGGACGCGATAACCGGCAGAGTTAGGGTCTTATTCGTCAGCGTCTGGGTATCGGTCGTGCCAACAATGACGCCAGAAGGAGCCGCCTTGCCCGAATCCGCGATCGTCGTCCCGGCCGTGCCATTCCATGAGACCAGGTTGCCGTTTGTAGAGCTTCCTGGGCCGTTTACGTTACCCGATCCAGCCAAAGCGAGCGGGCTCCACGAAGCAGGAGAACTCGAAGGATTAGCCCCGGTACTCGTCGCGATAGCAATATAGCTGCTGCCGTTATAGGAAACGTTTTGATTGGCAACGTAAGTTGTGCCGGGAGCCCACGCCCCAAGCCATGTAAACGAGGTCCCGTTCGTGCCATTCGTTCCGTTTGTGCCGTTCGTGCCATTCGTGCCAACCTGCGCAAGTAGAGCCCAATAGGTCGCATTCGGAGGAGCAATGTTTATCGCGTTCAGAATACAGATGTAGCTCGAGCCGCTAGACGAGACAATATCGTTTACATAGTATTGAGTACCACCGGCATAGGCACCCCTTGACGAAACCCCGAGAGAGTACCCAAGGCTGTTCCAGGCGGTAGACCCGTTGCCGATCTTGAATCTGTTAGTGTCCGTCTCCGCGCCAAGCTCACCGCCAGAAAGAACGGGATTGGCCGAGGTCCACTGGGATGCAGTGCCGTTTCTAAGTTGTATCTGAACAGGCATTACGGTGTCCCCCCGTTAATTGGTGTAATCGCGCCGTAGGTTGAGCTAGGTATCCCACCATCCAAATTGGGAGATCCTCCACCACCACCGCCGCCGCTCTGTGTAACCCAAACAAGTGTGCCTGAACCGTTCGTAGCCAAAACCTGATACGGGCCCCCATCCGTTGTGGGAAGCGTCCAGGTTACATTGCTAGGGATAGTTGAGGCAGCCCTAAATCCAACAAAATTACTCGAGTCAAGGTCGGCAAACTTAAATACCCCTTGAGCCCCTAATTGTACATTCGTCCCGTCAGTCGTATAGTTTGTCTGGCCACCAAATACACCACCATTGTTATATTGGATTGTATTTGGATTTCCACCAGGAGTCCCACCACCACCCGTTGGAGGCAGCCAGGTAGCCGTTCCACTTTGAACCGTTAACACCTGCCCAGGAGATCCAATCGCGAGCCTTCCCGCGGCATTAGACCCAGTGCCAACAATAAGATCGCCAAGCGTAGTAATCGGAGACAGCGCATTGAATCCAGAAGCCTGCGAGGTCTGGCCAGTACCGCCACGAGTAATCGCCACAGCACCCGATGTAACTTGGCTGCCGCTAATCGCGATGTTTGTGTTAACTGCCCCGGTAACCTGCCCCTGGGCATTTATCGCAATTTGAGATACCTGAGACCCAGAACCGTATGTGCCGGAGGATACGCCCGTATTCGTAATGCTAAACTGGTTCGTGCCGGATAAACTTAACCCGGTGCCGTTTGAATAAATTGCCGAGCCAGAGCCAAACTGAACGAAAACAAGCGACGTAGAGCCGATCGTGATTGGAGGCAGGACCGTCTGAACCCACGATGTATTGGCGTTCGTGGCCCCGGTCAGGATCAGCATGAAGTCGCCAGCGTCAACGTTGAGGTACGTCGAGCCAGGTGTGTTGTAATCCGCCGCTCGGGTCAGAATAAATGGCGTCGACCCATCCCCAATTTGGGTAACCGAATAGATCCCGTTATGCGCTTGATTTACCTGGTTCTTTACCAATACCCGGTTGCCTACCACAACAGCCACAGAGTCAACACTCAACAGCCCGTTAGCGGTAGCGGTGAGCGTGGCCCCAACACCAGAGCTGCCGTTGTTATATGTACAGGTGGGCAGAGCCGCGTCAGTCGCCAGGTCACAGTTCTGGTGAAACGTCAAACCAGATGCAACCGCGTCCGCATACGCCTTATTGACAATATTGTTGACGCCAACGGGTGTATCAGTAATGTTCCCGCTCGTGGCATTGATAGAGGTAAATGTGCCGGCAACAGGCGTCGTGCCACCAATTACCGTGTTGTTGATCGTCCCGCCAGTAAAAGACCCGCCCGTGATCGTCTTGCCGGTAAAGGTGAGCGCACTAGGCAAGGACAGCGTAGGAGTGGCGCCACCCGATGAGGTGATCTCGTTAGGTGTGCCAGAGACGCTTGTAACAGGTACGGCGCCAGAGGATGCGGCGGTGAGCTGTCCCTGCGCGTTAACGGTAAAATTAGGGTTTGTGTAGATGCCGGGCGTTACCCCACTCGTGGCAATCGCAATCGTCCCGGAGGTGGTGATCGGGCCGCCAGTTAGACCCGTGCCAGTATTGACCTGTACAACGCTTCCACTACCCCCACCACCGGAAGCGGACCACTCAACATCTGTAGCGCCGGCATTGACACGAAGAACGTATGATGCATTTCCCGTATAACTTGGGAGGACATTTGCTCGAGCCTGTTGAGCAGTCGTGCCGCCAGTTCCGCCGTTGCTAACATTAAGCTGCCCACCTAGTGTGATAGTCCCCGTCGTTGTGATTGGCCCGCCAGAAGTCGTTAGACCAGTAGAGCCACCTGAGACATCAACGGACTGAACGCCACCGCCACCTCCGCCGCCGCCACCGATAGCCCCGGTAGTCGTGCGGACCGTCTGCCCATTCTGAACAACAGGAACCAGCTCCGTGCCGGTTAGAGCCTGGGCCGCTGGAAGTTGGGTAATCGTTACATTAGCCATTTATATCTCAATACTATCCAGGTTGCCGTTATTCTCTGGCGTCTGCGTATTCTGCTCCGGCGACAATACAAAATCACCGTATCCGCCAGTCGTGAGGTTGTTATCCTCAACCGCAATGCTTTCGTCAGGGCGCGGAAAGCGTATTGTAATCTTTTCTGTCTTTGCTGCCGGCAATCTATATGGATCAAAGTTATCCGCGCAACCCTGATCACACACCTGCAGTCCAGGAAAGTTAGGATCGGACCGCATAACAGCATGGGCCCTCTTCATCTTGCAGCGGTCACAGATTGCAATCGCAAGATCCGACAGGCCCCTTGTATCAAGATATAGAGGCATGAATCACCTTGAATATACAGCGATATTCGGCGCAAAGTATATCGGTGACTTGTCGCGCTCCTCTTGCTCGGCCAGATTGAACGATTTCTCTGCTAGCGCAGCCAAATACTGAATGCGAGCCGGGTCAATACTAGGTAATTCCAGCGCCATCTGATGCGCCAGCATATTCAAAATGGCCATATACCAGCGTTGCGGGATCTCTAACTCATCCGTAAGGGCCCCGACGTCCATTACCTGGCGCGAATACCAGACAACAACCTGCACGAACGAGTCGCTAGGCACAGGCCACAGATTCATTTGAGAAAGCGGCAGAGTTCTAGTCAACCAAAACTGAAATGGCTGGTTTGCAGTGAAGTTTTTATTGGGCAGGTTCGTGTAATCATCACGATTAAGCCTGGCCATCGTGATTTCGGTCGAATTATTGCCAAAAAACAGCTCTCTAACGACTAAAGTCCCGCCGTTAGTTGCTCGCATTCTGTAATATTGGCAGTTTTGCCCGGTTTCGATGTCATACCAGAGCCATTCATTGTTGACCCAGGTCTCCTGGCCCGGCGAGTAGAGCGTCTGCCAGGTAATTCCGTCGGTGGAATACTCAAATACAACCGTGAGGCTTCCAGAAACGCCCGGCAATACTCCGATTGAGCCGACGTAGACCGGTGAACTGTAATAAATTGATATGTTTCCATTAGCAGATGTCTGTGTACATACAGTGTCTACATTGCCGTCAAATGCGTTGATTGCAATGCCAGAACTTGAAGAATAAGCGCCACTAGGACGGTTCATCTTTCGATATAGCGCGTTGAGGACGTCATTGAACCCCACAGGCATATCGTAAACTTGCTTGTTTGCCTGCAGCCCAATGACCTTCTTGTCAACGCACCAGTAGTTGATGCCGGTGTTGACAAGCTCAGACAAGACAAAATACAGCGACTCTCGAGCGGCGTTAACCTGTTCAACGGTCAACTCTTCAGCAAGCTTCCCCGCACGGCGAGCGCCATGATCAATTAGCTTCTGAACATTTACGACCGTATTACTAACTGTACCGCTGTACGCCATAGATCACCAATTTGGGCACGCCCAACGTTTCATAGAGGCCCGAGCACGACTCCCCTTCTCACTCTTTTCTGCTATAGGGCCCATCCGTGCGCAGAACGAGTCACGCCTTGCCCCTCCACCCGGCTGAGGAGCCTTCAGATCGCTTCCAGTCTCGCGGTTGTACTTAGCCCTACCCTTGGCCGTCAAACCCGCTCCCTGGTCCGCTGGTAGCTTTTCTCCGCGACCTATAGCTAGGCTAGGACCGCCATTCTTGAGCTTTACAGTCTTGGCTGAGTCTTTAAAGGCTTGGGCAGTCGGGGCGCCAGGAGAGCCTGGTTTGCGCATCCTCTCGCCGCTACCCTCGGCAATACGCTGACGTTTGGCATGAATTGCTGCGTACAACCCCTCGGGCTTTTTCATTTGTACGCCCCCACTGAAAGTAAAAGATTGTCGTTGCCCAAAAAAACAGCAACATCACGGCACAGATTATAGAAATCTTCATATTCAAAATCAGATTTCATTCTGTTAATTGCTTGACACACCAAAATTGTATTCTCAGGGGTGTACCCGACGCTACTGTCAATTCTTTCAATTGAAACTGTGTTTAATTTTCCCGCTTCTAAGGTCATTTCTCTTCCGCTGTACGCACAAATTTTTAATTGACCATCCCAGCAATCAACAATGTCTTGAATGCTTAACTCAAAAGACTGGTTTCTTTTTTTTGCACTTTTTTTTGCGTTCATAAGGAAAATTCTTGCTCTTCCTTCAATTGTAGAATTTTGTTTTGCGCGGGACTTGCCATTACCTTCTTTGCAACAGCCTTTACACCAACTGTGGTACCCATCAGAGGTTTGGTTGTGCTTGAAAAACAAATCAACCGGTTTGCTTTCTTTGCATCGAAAACAAGTTTTAATGTTCACCACTGAGCCTTCATAACGCGATGGGACGCAGAAGATAGTTTACCACTACCCCTTTTGCCCTCATCCGCCTTGGCAAAGTCCTTCCCGACAGAGGTAGGAATGCCCACCTTCTTTGCAAACTTGGGGCTATGCGCTACCGCCTCCATCAGACGGTGCTGGGCTGGTGATTTGCTTGGCATTATTAAGGGCCGTTCTTAATCAAAATGATGTTGAAGTACGAACTTACTGCGTTGTTTGCGGAGGCTCCGATTGCAGTTGCGCCCACACAATTCTTTT